GTAACAAGTGCATCACCCGTTACGCCAGCGGCGATCAAATGCTTCACTGCTGTCGCGATGATGCTCATAGACCGCGCACCGCCTGATAGGCGCCGTGGAAAGACCCTATCCCCTTGCCTGTCTCGCCATTGCGGCGCTTGGCACAGATGAACTCGATCTTGCCGCGATGCTCATTCATCTGCTGTTCCCAAGTGATGTATTTGGGATCGGTCATCTCGACCTTCTCGGCATTCAGGTAATATTCGTTGCGAAGCAGAAACATCACCGTGTCGGCGTCCTGCTCAATCTGCCCGCTGTCGCGAAGGTCCGACAATTGCGGGCGGCAGCNNNGACGCTTCTCGACCTCGCGGCTAAGCTGTGCGAGCGCCAGAACAGCTACATCATGCTCCTTGGCAATGGCCTTGAGCGCGCGGCTGATCTGACTCACCGCTTCATAGGCGCTCTTTCCCTTGTCGGCGCTCAGGAGCTGGAGATAATCGACCACGACAAGATC